CCCCTGAGAAAGACGCTAAGGGTTCACTCAAAAAGCACGAGAACAAGATTGACCTTATCAACGACATCTATGTTGGTGACTACAACAACACTATCGCTGGTACTGCTTGGGGTACGCTCAACGCTCTCACCGAACGCCTTGACTGGCACAGGACTGCTCGTGGTGGCAACTCTGAGAACATTCTCGCTGGTGCTTCTGGCTTCGACCCTGCTATCAACGCAGAAAAGAACCGTCTGGCTCGTGTAGTGGCTGGCGTACTGCTGGGAGTGTAATCCACAACTGCTGGGCAACAGTATAAACTGCCCTCCCTATGGGGATCGATTTGGTTGGGGATAAGTTATCCACAGGCTGCCTCGGCACATCTTTATTAGAATAATTAATCATTAAGAACCGATTACGAAGATCCCCAAAAATTTCCCGAAAGTCTCTTGTTATATGTCGGTGGTCTACATTATAATAGAAGTATCCCCGAAAGAAAGGTGTGAAATGCAGAGTTTCACTATCAAGGCTACATACGAATATGAAGCCGAAGGCATCATTGCCGCAAATGAAGAAGAAGCCTACGATATCTTTATCAAGAATCTTGATGCTTACTATGTTGGTCCAGAGGATTACTCCTGTGAGGCTGACTTCGAAGTGTGCGAACACTGTGAGGTAGACATTAATGAATGTGAGTGTGAAGATGACGAGTGATGACTGGAAGCCTGATAAGTTTATTACATACCGCTTCATCTCAGACTTTTCTGTAATTACCTTCACCGTGCCAGGTATGGCTGAGTGGAGTGACGAGGTATGGGACGATGTTGCCCACACAGACTTGGCTTCATATGTAACTGAGCCAGAAGCCTATTGGGAAGAAGACCAGTGGGAACGAGAAGATGGTCTTGAGGAGTTTGAGACTTATGGGAAGGTTGGATTCTAATGGAAATCACACAATACGAAGTCAACGAGCGTGAGGTAGCCAAACAAGAAATCCTTGCCAAGATTGAGGAACTACAGGGTATGGATTCTATGTCGTACCTCAGTAGTACAATAGCATTAGAGTTGGTCAAAGTGTTTATCAAGTTTATGGACGAGGAGTAAGATGAAGACTTATCAAGTAGAATACCAGGCAACTTACTGGGTAGAAGCAGAGAGTGAAGAGCAAGCAATCGAACTGGCTATCGAAAAGCACGAGGATATGCCTGACGGTGATTGGGACGCTTTCATTGACCCCTATGACAGCAATAACTTTGGAGATAAGTAATGATTATGACTTGGGACGAATGGGAAGACACTTATCTTCCTACCACGCCATTGGCTCTTGACGATATTGAGGATATCCCAGAGGGAACTGACCCTCACTATGTCTGGACTATGGTTGACGGAGATGGTCGTTATGCGAATCTCTCCAATGGCTACCGCCGAATCAATCGTCTTGGCTACTTTGTAACCGAGAAGCCGTGGACTGACACCGTGTTTGTAACTGACCAAAAGGAAATGTATGCCTAAATATGTAGTGAACGCAATGGTACAGATTGAGTACAACGTACCTGTAGAAGCAGAAGATGAATCTGCAGCCTTGCAAGCATTGGACGAATGGATTATGGACGACTTCCTTCCCTACAAGGAACACGCCCAGTGGGACTTTGAGGTATTGGAGGACGAGTAATGCAACCATATATTTATGTGTGTGAAATGGCAGGGTGTCCAAATCCTGCTACCAAGCACGATGTTGAGGACTTTAACTATCTATGCGAAGATCATTTCGTGTCCGTGGTCAAAGGTATAATGTAACTATGAAACAATTTGACCCCAACATCATTGACTATATCAACGAACAACTCCCAGACATCATCGACTGCTATGAAGATGCCGTGCTTGGAGGAGACGACCCTGACTATGCTGGATATCTCTCTGGGATTATTGAGGCATATGAACACATTACCAACAAATTTGGTTCTTGACAAATACCCCCACTTGCTGTAAAATAGATATACCCAAACGAAAGGAAATACATTGCACGTTTTGCAATACATCGCAGTAAAGGCTGAAACTGCTGACGAAGCCTATCACCAAGTAGAGACCATACTTCAGGATATGCTTGGTGGTGAATACGGTAATGGTACATGGTATGACTGGTTTGTTGTAGGTGGTGGACGTTGGAACACTGGCAACAGTGACGACATTCACGAAGCATACAAAGAAGGTAAGACTAACATGATTGTTAGTACTGATAACCTTGACGAGTTCCTTGCTATCCTTGAGAGTTGCATTGAGAGCCGTGTTTCAGAATTCCAACGCTACCGTGACGAATGGCAACGAGCCAATATCAATCTAGAATCTTACTTTGATATGTATGACGGTGACATGGACTACTCAATGAAACTGTATCCTCTTGGCAAAATGATTGACATGGTTCAGGGTGAGTGGGACTACAACTCATACTTCTACGACTTGGAACACTGGTCCACCAATCCTATCCACATGACTAAAGACAGGTTAGATGTCGGTGGTGTGTGGTATCTTGTACCTGTGGACTTCCACTACTAAATCGAAAGGTAGATAATGAAAGAATATGAAATCGAAGTAATCCATACTCCCAGTGGGCAGTACTTCACGATGACGGCATTTTATAATGATGACGTTGACGAAGAGTACGTTTGGCAAGATATCTCAGACAACATCAGCATCAACGTTATAGAGGTCTAATGGATACACGACAGTATCAAGAATGCGGTGGCTGTGGTCGCCTATACAATGTAAACAAGGCTAACGAGATTGTTGAGATGGATACTCACGATTGCAACGAGGAGGACTGATGGATAACCGTGTGCTTGACCTAAACATCTTCTACCGTGAGGACTGGTCCCCTGAGACTGGTACAACCTGGAGTGATACCTTCACCATAGAACCCTACGTTCGTGTGTACGACGACAGCGGAGCGGTATACAACATTGAGACTGGTGTTCTCATTGAGTGTGATGAATTCGAAACTCAGGAACTTGCATACCAGCACCCCATGGACGAGTACGGCAGTGACTTCTGGGTGTTTGCGGACGAGGTGTCAATCCCTACACGTCGCATTGCTAAGATACTAAATCAGATCGATTTGCATAAGCCTAAGAAACATGCATCCGTGCTCACATACACAGGACCTACCACAACGTAGTGGTGGATGGGTAGACGATGAATGGGGGTTCCGTCTACAACAAGGGGGTAGAGCGTGAGTGGACTTTTTCCTTTCACCACTTGCGTTCTACCTCCACTTCTGGTAAAATGGATTTATAGGAGTAACACAATGCCAAAACGACACAGACTGACAGACGAGGAACGAGTAGCCAAGAAGATTTCAGATTTGATTTCACATCTCGCATTAGATATCGAAATGGTCGGAGTTTATCTGGCTGAACTCGCACCACGAGTAGCAATCAACCGAATACTGCTTATGGCAGAAATCGCAAAACAAGAGAAAGACGGAGTGAATGACGAATACCGAGTTTACTGACAAGGTTCACATTCTTGCTGAACTTTGGGTTTATTACTCAAAGGAAGCAGACTTGGCAGACTTTGTTGAGGAACACGAGTTGTTTCTTTTCACAGCGTTTATGCTTGATGATGAAATCATTGACTGGCTTGGGCTGACACCAAAGTTAGAAGAACTAATCAACGAAGCATTTGAGATGTTCCTTGACTTTGCGAGGGTACAAGACGAGGGCTACAAAACAGTAGAAGATGTATTAGGAAAGGCAATCCCAGAATGACAACCTTTGAGAACAAGTGTCTGATTCTCTCAGAGCTATGGCTCAACTATCGACATGATGATGAATTCCAAGACTTTGTTACATATAACGATTTGGGATTGCCTCTCTCCTATGCCATCAGCGAGGGTGTGGTACTCAAGACACCAATGGCAGAAAACTTCATTAACGAAACATTTGATTTGCTTATCTCAGCGATTGGTATCGAAGACACTGGATATGAAACTTTAAATGATTTGTTAGCGGCATCCTCCGAATAGGGGGAGGTCGCCTAGGCATATGTCATAACATACTAACAAACATATACACCAAAAACACCATTACGAACCTCCAAATATTTTTCCCAGATTCTAGACATTACGATCCCAAACAAATTTTTCCCAGATCGTGGGGTATCAGAAGATATGTCTATTACCTATATAGTGTATATACCTATAGTATTACGATCCATTGTTTGATACCCCCGAAATGTCTGCAAATACTGTTTGACATATGTTTGGCGGTATCGAAGTATACCCAAATCCCCTATATAATAACAAACACCTATAGGGAAATAGACATTACGAACCCTTGATTATTTTTCCCAGATTCTTGTACATTTTGTACATTTTTGATATCAAATTGTTATGTTTGGGAATGTTTTGATAGATAAATAAACACTATATATGGGGTATTTTGGGGGTATTGGACACTAGATATAGGGTTTGGGCATGGTTGTAGCATAGATTTGGTGGTTTGTCAAGGGCTATATGTTGTGGTTTGGGATTACGAACGCCCCTATATATAGGCATTATTATCCAAACAACCTATCCAACATCAAATTACAGTCAGATAAAAAATATATCAGTAAGATGAATCTGCCAAATATGAAGCTAAAACACTGTCTCAGACACGTCAGAATGAGCTGTGGCGAGGTCTATTGCTTGATGTCACAATGTCCTATAAGCTCAAAACCATCTTGTCATATAGGTCATTCTATCTACTATAGGTTATATGTTATATAGGTAATGGGGGATACCATTTCTGATACCCCCCACTTTTGTAGTGCGTCTACCTCCGACTTAGAAAGGTTCGATATCCCACGAACCAGGATTCTTAGGCTCTTCACCAGACTGAGTGACTGCTCGCTGAAGAAGTTCCTGAAGCTCTACAACCTCTGCCAATGAAAGATCGTGCTGGACTGCTCCGTGATGTCCCTGTACGTAGAGCGTAATGAAACGCTCATTGTTTCCGTGCTTTCGCCATCCACGAGCATCGAATGCTTCGAATGTTTTCTTAACTGCCAATGTGTCTCCTTTGTTTGTTATATCCATTATACTGTTTGGTCGCTTGTTTGTCAAGCGTTGTCACTCTATACCGCCGAACTTTTCCGCCGAATTTATTTCACCAGAAATAGGACTATTGCATCAATTCCAACTACTATGCCTATTGCAATGGTCCAGTATCTAATGGTAAGGTTTCTGTGTTCTTGTTTTGTAAGACGTGGCTTTCCGTTCTTGCCACCCCAACAGATATCGGTATGGTGTACACCAAGCTCACAGTTATCGCAATAGATTACTGCCATTAGTTATCCCCCTTGATAAGTGCGATAGCCTCACACATTAGGCAATCGTAATGAATGTCTGAAAGATAGCTAATGTGATGCCAATACTCGTGGTTGAGCAGTGCAATGATGCGTTGACGTTCACGATATGCACCTAGTTCCATTGCTTCTTGGAGTTGTTCGATCTCTGGACTAGCCATTAGTCCTCTCCCTTTATAATAGCAATAGCGAAACAAGCAGAACAATCATCAATATATGCTCCCTTGTTTTCTTGGTGTTGATATGTGTACTCAGAATGTTCTAAGTCTAGTAGTGCAATGATCCGTTCACGCTCTGCTTCCTGACCACGATCAAATCCCATCCAGTAAGTTTCATTAGTCATTGTTCTCTCCCTTGATAAGTGCGATATTGATAAGGGTCTCCTCGCACATTTCACAAGGTCCATCATCGTAGCCCGTGTCTTTACTGACTTCTTCCCAATTACATTCGTCAATTCTGGCTTCGAGTAGTGCAATGATGCGTTCACGCTCTTGCTTTACCCCAGCATCAAACCATGCCCATTGTTTTTCAGATTCAGTCATTATGCTACCTTTCGAACTACATCAGTCTTGCCAAAGTCAACGTAGGTATTGATTGATGTAGCCATCTCTCGTGACTTCTTGGGACGACGTTCTCCCCATGCAAGCTCTACGCCTTCCTTCTTGTGGAAGCGAGTACCTTCGTACTGTTCTCCATCCATGTACCAAGCACCATTCTTATTGATAGTGAATGGTACGTTTACCCTGAGTACATCAATGCCCTCCGCATCTTGGAAAGCAAACACAAGGCTCTGCCCCTCAATAGTGACCACGATATTGGCATTACGAACCTTAGTAGAAAGTTCCTGGAATGCTTCGTCAGTAATGCTGTCTGCAACAGTACCCTTGCCAAGAATAAGGATATCCTCGTTACCGTCAAACCCTGTCATTTTGAGGAGTCGTGCTTTTACGATCTCTGCAGGAAGCAAGTCTACAAACTCTTTAGCAATCTTAAGACCAGCAAGACCAACATCTTTACGAGCCTTGTCAAACTCTTGCTCAGAGTAGAATCGGAACTCCTCGCTGTCAATGAAGCGTGTACGCATGTTCTTGCTAAGAGTATCCATCTTGTCAATCATGGTGACGACTGATGCATATCCGTTCTCTACAAGTACGGCATTACGCTTCTCTGCATTACGATTGTTAAAGGTAGTATTGTCTACAGGATTGATCCATGTACCCACGCCAGCTGCCTCAAACAAAAAGTTTACGATGAAAGATTGGAACGTCCCAGAAGATACCTGAATGGTGCCAATGGGTGTCTTGTAGTTCTTGAGTGACAAAGAGATCTCAGAGCCATCGTCTACAGTGATTACGATGTCACCCTTCTTGTTCTGATTACGCAACTCTTTAGCAACGTGAGTAAAGTCAAACTTGTTGTCTGGCATTTTAGCAAACAGACGGTCCATGAAGTCATTGACTCCAGCAATAAGATTGTTACGGTAAACGAGACCATCGCCAGACATTGTGTGTGCGTGGTTTAGTCCATGTGCAGCGAGTGCTGATTCGAAGTCCTTGAGAACAGAGGCAGACTTAACAGTGATATGCTTCTTGGCATCCTCTGCAATCTTCTGCATAAGATATACAGTGTAGATTTCGAAGTCGTCCTGCAAATTGTGTGCGGAAGTCTGAAATACCTTCTTGGTCATACCCACTCCTTTTGTCTCTATAAACATTATACAGGCTGGACTAGTATTTGTCAACTATGTTCGCTGTGTACTTCTAGCCACATCTCATGCCAGCTGTCTGGAAACGATTCGATACTATCCCCACAAACACACTGAGCTGAATGAGTACCCTTTGGCTTTACATATTCATAATTGTAATAGCAATCATCGTGTGCTTCCCAGAAATCTTCGATCTGCTCTGGCTTAGTCATATTCAGACATGAAGTACCGCAGATGCACTCAAGATAGTTAGGCGTTGGGGTCATGTAGCATCAGCTTAGGGTCCCATTGCATTGGCTTGTTAGAATCTTCCCAAGGCATATTGACACCTATGCTATTGGTTCCATGAAAATTCATCCTAGAAATCTTATCAATAGCCTTGTACTTTTTCTTAGCCTTTTCGTACCCCTCTTTTTTACCGATATCTTTTACAAGACCAACTGCAATGGCAACAACCAAAGCCTGTTCTGTTGTAAGGTGAACAACCTGTTTGCCAACAATATCACTCCACACAGTCAGCTCCCAGTGGTCTGGAGTGTATGTTAGAAAATCTTCATTCTTTGCACTTACGTACTTAATCTCTACCTTATTTTTCATTGTTTGCTCCACGATTCATTCCTGAAATGTACCCTGCCTGAAATGCACGGAGTTCCTCTTCGGTTGGCAAACGGTCAATCTCAGTGATCCATTCTGCCATGTCCTGCTTTGCCTTACGCATAACAGTGTCTAGAATCTTTTTGTTATCTCGTCGTGTTTTACGATCCATGGTTTCTACTCCAAAATCTTGTGTCGTATACATACCCATCAGAACATAGCATCCAGTTTCCAGATACAGATACAATAGATATTTCTACTTGTTCTCCAGTGTCAATGTGTTTTAGAGTAATCCCTGAAGCTCCTCTGCCTCATGGATTGCATTGAGTGCTTTACGAACTAATTCCTCAATGCCGTCACCATAGCGATGCTGGAACTCTGTGGCATCGTCAGCATACCAGTCTGGCTGCTCTCCTGGACGACGGACCACTGCAATGTATGTATTGAGGGAATGCTTGTCTTCTGTTCCCTCAATTCGACCAATGTGGAGTGTCTGGATAATACTCCCATTGACACGCATCTCAACTTGGGTTGCCATCATTGCCCCCAGTGATAATAACAATCTTCGAAGTGTCTTTGTCTCCATAAGTGGTTCCCTCTGGTGATCCAAAATGTACAATTGTCTTAGCCACGCTTCTGCCTTTCTTCATAACAGATTTTGCAGTACCCTCCACGGTAGAGGACACGGTGTTTTCTACAAATCAAAGCGATTCTATCTCTGCGATAAGGTTGTAGTAGAAGTTAACCTTTTCTTTATCTTGGTACTCTTCTACCATTTTACGCTCAAGGAGTGCGATTACCTTTTCGGTCTGTCGCATCTCTCCCTCATGAATTACTGCATTCACAATCTGGGTTTGCATCTCGTCTAACCCTTCTAGTTCGATTACGTTGTATTGTGTCATTAGAACTGATTGCTCCTAATTGTTCTGATCATTGCATTACAGGCAGCAACAGCACCACTAAGATAGTCTCCCATCTGTGGATGCCCTTGCTTGTAGGCATCCTCAACTTCGATAATGCCATTTTCCATGCGAGTTTCTACGAAATCAACAAGACGTTCTTTCATGTCACGAGCACCAAGCTTACGCATGAGTTCGTCTCTACGCTTAAGATTACGAGGCGTGGGTATAAATATTTTCTTCATACCCCATTATCTCATTCCTCGTCAATTTTGTCAAGTGCGATCGCAATAAGATTTGCACCAGTAATGTAGTACTTTTCACCGTCAATATCGATTCGATATGTGCGGTCTGGGAAGATAGGGTATTCGAAATTTGTCATACCCCAATTATACCAGAAATACTGTATACTTGGTATATGAACATTGGAAGAGATGGGAAAACCCATATGGCAATAATCGAAAATCACCTTATTGAGCTTTATGAGGCTGGAATTATGGAGGAGCGTAGTCGATTCCTCAACGAGATTAGAATGCTTATTCAGGAAAAGGATTCACGTGGCGATCATGTAGCCGTATCTGTCCTTGACTGGGCTTTGGGTCGTATTCTAAGAGGCTAGTAGCTCTTGTTCTCTCTCGTAGGTTCTTAGCTTATGGCAGTTTGAGCACACTACGTCACACTTCTTTACCTCTGCCCACGCCTTCTCAGCACCGTACTTCTTGAGTACACGATAGACATTCCCAAACTTACGTTCACCTGGTCTATGGTCAAATTCTAGAACAAAATGGGGGTAGTTCATTCCACAATCAGTGCAACCTTGCTCTTCTTTATATCGTTGCAGAGCTGGTAAATGTTCTGTAATTGACATCATAACCATTATACCAAATGTTATAATTGATATATGGGTAAAACATTTGTATATGTATGCAAGAATGGCAAGAATGAAGAGCTTAGATATTCGCTTAGATCGATTGAGAAGTTCTATCCTGACGCTACCGTTTGGGTTGTTGGTGGTAAGCCAGACTGGTACATTGGAAACTACATAAAGTCTGAGCAGAATAGCAATCGATTCTCTAATGTAAAAAACAGTCTAGCCCTTGCCTGTAAGAATATTAAGATACCTAATGATATTGTAGTAATGAACGACGACTTTATCTTTGTTAGAGAGATTGATGATATCAAGCATTACTATGGTGGTACGCTCAGGGACAAGGTTCTACAGTATCGTAAGCACAAGGCTTCTCCTGCATACGTTACACAACTTGTTGACCTGTACCGCTTCTTAAAGCATAGAGGAAAGACAATGCTAGACTTTGAGCTGCATGTCCCAATGCCTGTGCAAAAAGACCTGCTTATTCAGGTGCTTGGAGACGAGGTAATGTGGAGATCTAACTACGGCAATCGCTTTGTCTCTGAGGACACATTAGAGCAGATCGAAGATGTAAAGGTATATGAAGAAGGAAATCTTCAGTTTAAAAGTTACGATTATGCAAGTAAAAGATATCCGTTCTTGTCTACACAGGATACTTCCTTTGATACTGTTTATAACAATCTACTCAAAGATTTATTCCCAGAGCCATCAAAATATGAGTACTACGAGTAGCGTCGTCTAGATGCCTTAAGGACTTTTCTAGCTCTATCACTCTTGTTCTTAGGGATAGTTGCTGTATCTATAAAGTCTGCAAACTGCTCTAACTCTATCTTCTGTCGTGCATCCAACCATTCTGCTCTTGCCCTAGCCTTGTCTGCATACTCCTGGTAGTTCTCTTCGATAGTCTCAATGCCTTCTGCTGTAGCCATTAGGCTTAGTGGTGGTACTAGTATGGCTGCTTCTCCGATACCCTCCCTAACATGCGGTGTATCTACGTGGACTGTTGGAATGCCATATCCTGCAGCCTCAATTGTTGACATGCCATATGTCTCGTATCGTGAAGGGACAAGAAGAATCCTTGTCTGCTTAAAGTATTTTACAACCTCTTCTGGAGATACACGAGGGTGTAACTCAACATTGGGAAGTCGTGCCGCTTGTTCCATTAAATCCTCAATGCCGTGTGTTGGCTCGGCAGGGGATCTTACAATAATGAATCTTTGATTTGGGTATTGCTTAGCAAGATCAAGAACGACCTGTACGCCCTTGTTGGCTAGTGACGAAAGCAGCGTATAGGCATCTCCACCAGACAGCGTGTCTTTTGGCAGTGGACTAATTGGTGGATGAACGACAAGAGCATTTGGCTCTCCCCACTGTGTAGCAGAAGTCTGTGTGTTATAAATTGCATAGTCAGCGTCAATCACTGCTTGCTGAATTCCTCTACCGTATTTTGGTGGTGTGTGTACATTTACTACAGATACTGCCCCAACCATGCTTGCAGCCTTAACTGCTGGTAACGATAGCTCGTTCTGACCAATAACTACCTTAGCATTTAGTTCTTCTAGTTGCTTTGCAATAGGTCGTGGGTCTGCCTTAATATCTAGTACGTTAGGAGTATCAATGTTTACTGCATGTACCCCCTCAAAAGTGTAAGGGCTGTCTGTCTTTGTCAAAACGTACTTATCCCCACGTGCAGCTACCATAGTTCTATGCAACGATACTTCTCCACCCATATTCCAAATTGGTGGATATCCGTGCGATACTGCTACAAGACTCATGCTTCTAAAGCTTTCTTTGCATCTCTAAGACCCTTACCCTTACGCCATAGTTCGAAGGCTTCCTTATCCTTCTGACGCTTGATCTTGTCATTAGCCTCTTGGTACGTCTTATCGTCTGGTGCAGACTTATTCCATCTGTGAAGGTGTGTAAGCTTTACGTCTGGAAGGTAGATAAAATTAGTTGCCTTCCCAAGCTCTCTCCAAACATTGTCACAGAACAGGTGACGTAGTGCAGGTAGTGCAATCCAGCCAAGACGGTTATACATCTCAATGGGTACTACAACGTGTGTTGGAAGATCTTCTCCGTGTAACTCTTCTAGACCGTCACTGCCGTATGCTACCCCAAGATCAGGCACAGCTGACATCATCTTATCGTCCCAGCCAATTGTTTCAGGGAGAACATCGTCTCCAAGAATAGCAATGTGTGTGAAGCCATCCACAGAAGCAATGGATGCTAGTTCATTTACAGAGCCAGCAAAGAAGACTCTTGGTCCTGTGATGTATGTTCCATTTTCGATCTCTGGATACTTAGCAGTATCATCATCATCCATACGGACATAAAGGTGATAATCAGAGGTGCATGTCTTTTTGAGTGCCTCTGAGAGTCGTGCCATGTTCTGTGGTCTACCACGAGTTGGCACTAGAATTGCTAGTTTATTTGTCATAATAGTATTATACCATTTACCTTTCTATGAGTCCCCCCAGTAGGATTCGAACCTACGACGCACGGATTAGAAGTCCGACGCTCTATCCCCTGAGCTATGGAGGGTGGTAGGCAGGGAGGGTAACGATCCCTCTGTCTTGACCTTATAAGAGTCCTGCATTTACCGTTTATGCTACCTGCCCCAGACTTAGTGCTGTATTAGATAGTCTACTGTTGCGTAGAGATTTTCTAGTGATGTATCATTTAGAATGATTCTATTAAATTGATAGTGATCTAGTGCAACCTCAGAAGCGTGTCTATTGACAGGAGCTATGTTTGGCTTTATGATTCTCCAGACATCACCATTTGCTTTTAAAATAGCCTCCAGCTCGTTAGGATATCGTACATCAGTAATCACAACCTTGTCTAGACTAGAAGCCTTCTTCATTGCAAGATCTACCCAGAAATCTTCGTCCCACAGGTCTCTGGCTACCTCAGTACCAAAACGTTGTAGCAATGCACGAGTGTGTGGCGAAATGTTCTTTACAAACTCCCAGCCCATGCTATCTACTGCAGACTTAAGCGTAACTCCTGGAAGATCTGGGACATCTGGAAGTGATGGGTTCAGCCTATAGAGTGCTTCACGAATGGAATCAGCAAACGCAATGCGAGTGAATCCATAATGCTCTACAAGATGATTAGCAACTGTGTCTTTACCGCTCTGGGCGTATCCGCTTAGTCCAACGATCATAGCTTGATAGCCTTTGCAAACACTACTCGTGATGCCATCTTTGAGGCACTAATGATTGCAATAGGTGCGGCTACTGAGAGCACTACCCCAGCCCACATGCGTGGTTCTAGGAAGTCGTAGTTCCAGAAGTCGATTGTGTGGAATGCGTTTGCAAGAACTGCAATTGCACCGAATGAAAACATGCCCCAGAATGCACCTGCTGTACGCTCTGGCTTACCATCTTCGTCTACACGAGATGCAAGAAGCAAGTACGCCATAAGGAAGAGAAGATACATCAACTCAATGAAGAAGAAGAACAGGTATCCAATCCAGTCTACTGAGAGTCCTACAAACTGTGCCACAGCAGTGATTCCATTAAATGAAACTACAGCTGAAGATACGAAGGCAACGATGATGCCAATGATCCATGTCCAGAGAATAAGCTTCTGGTCAATCTGGACTTTTGGAGCACGTTTGCTCTCTTGCTTTGCGTACATTGCAAGCTTCTGTCGCTCAGCCTTCTTCTGGGCTACCTGCTGTGGCGAGGCAGTCTTTCGTTGTGTCTTAGTCTTCTTGTCAAGGGACTTCTTGTCCTGCTCTGTGACAGGCACTGTGACCTCTGCCAACATCTCTGGTTCATCGCCAAAGTAGGCACGAGGATAGCTACTATCTATTGTGTTCATGATTCTATTATACCCCAAATGCTTTCATTGTGTGTGGGAATGACTGCTCAGTTAAGCTACGAACTGCCCTTGCATACTCCTGGATTTCTAGCTGTGCATCGTGTCCTAGACGTTGCTCAAGGAATGTCATTGCTCCCTGGAGGGATACAGTCCAACGCCAGCGTACATACATACCATATGCTGGTAGGAATAGACGAGCTAGTTCTGGTGCAATTCCAGCATCCATAGCTTCGTGGTAATACTTAACGCCATCGTCAATGGTTGTTAGCAGTTCGTGGTAGAAGTAGTCACCAGTTTTACTGCCTACTGGCTCTCCACTACCCTGCTTGCTATTCTCAGGCTTACTACGCCACTCGTACTTGTTTGGAACGTAAAACTCTTCATCCTCAGTTACATAACGACGAGACGACTCATTCCAACCATTCTGATCGTCAACATGGGTAGAGCCTACTGCATACTTCCACCACTGACGTGCAACAAACAGCGGTGCGTATACTTCGAACGTAAGAGCAGCGTGGCGAAAGGGCGATGTGTGACCCTCACGGACGAGGAAGTTAATGAGACGTTCATCTTTTTCAGTGAATTCAGATGCTTCCTTATCGTAAGAAACACGAGCAGCATTAACGATAGATAAATCGTCACCAAGAGTGTCAACAAGTCGAATATATCCTTTGTCTAGTACCCTAATCTTGTTCATCAAGTACCGCCAAAATATCGTTGTACGAGATAACAATATAGTCTTTATTTTCGTGTCGTACATCTGTTCCACTGTACTTTGCAAAGAGAACCTTGTCTCCGACTGCAAGTGGAATCTCAACGTGTACTCCATTGGATGTCGTCACGCCTGTACCAACAGCAACTACGGTTGCTTCCTGTGGCTTATCTGCATCTCCTGCAATAATAAAACCAGATGTAGTTACCTGCTCCTCCTTGATTGGATCAAGAACTACCTTATCATAAAGTGGCTGAATCAATTAGTATCCTTCCTTGTGGGTTACGCCGTGCTTCTCGTCAATGTACTTGTGTACCTTGCGGAATGCGACTACCTTGCCAAATGCAAAGGCGATGCCGAACCAAACTGTATTCCAGAACATCTCTGCAATAACGTGTTCAGTACCGAACATCACCTCAAGCAATTCATCCGTGTGCATTGTCTCTCCTAATGCGTAAGTTGTATAAGTACAGTTTACAGCAAGTAGGAGCTGTTGTCAAGTCTAGGACGCTCTAAGAGTGTTTAGGCGGTGTGCAACAACGGTATCTGTAGGCTTTCCGTCACGGTATAGACGAATGACTGCAGCTGGGTTGTCTGGAGTACCGTTAACAGTTACGTCTGTACCAGGAACATTGTAGGATCCATTACGAATAATACGTGTGATCTTTCCTGATGCTGTACCGCCAGAAGAATTCCAGCTAACCATTGAGCCTACGCCGATTGCCTTTACAACCATACGCTCTGACTTAGTATAATCTTTACCAAAATCAGCAAACAACGCCTTATCCTTCATACGGTCAACGATGCCTCGTGACCATGAATACCCTGCGTCTCCACCCCAAGCATCCCACATAATGCGACCATTGCTAGGATTGCTTGTGTTGTAGAAGTCTTTGCCCTTCTTGTCTACCTCGTGACGTGAGAAGAAAGAATACATACGTCTAACTACACTGAGAGACATTGAGCGTCCTGCTACAATATCACTTGCTCTACCCCAACCAACTGGAGTACCTGCACCTGTAGCCTTGCCCTCTTCTTTCCAACGAAGAGCACGACGAGCAGCAGCCTTCATGCCTGAAGTTGGTGTGTATGTATCAGCCTTAGCCATCATCTCCATATCTTCCTCGTCTTCGTCTTGTCCGATTGGAAGATTTGGAATTTTTTGTGCATCTGTCATACGCATACCAATTGAGTATGCTGTTGGGTAATACATTCCACTATCTTCCTCAAAAATTCTTACAGCCATTGCTGGGTTTTCGGGTGTTGACTCAACTGCGTATTCTGTTCCAGGTGTGCCGTAAACTCCGCCCTCAAGCATAACGTGTTCGACTTGTCCAATGACCATGCCTTCTACAGTCATTCCCATTACGTAGTCGCCCTCAGTAATAGCATACTTATGCATTTCGTTACGGTGACGACCCTTACGTTCATCTTCTTCATCATTCATTGCCTTCATGTCATCTTCAGACATTTCATCAACATCGTCTACGTTTTCTGCATTGGCATATGCCTCTGCATCTGCACGAGTCATAAAGCATTGGTCTAGCATACCATCTTCATCGATGACAGCAAATCCTTCGCATCCAGGAACATTCTCTGCAACCCTATACGCCTTTGTCATAAAGGCTTCTAGTGGAAGACTATCAGCCTTCTGTGAGTTAACTGATGCCCAGATAGCACGAGCTTGTGCGGCAGCTTCTGCCTTTGTCTTGTGGCATCCGTGTACTGTTCCGTCTGCACTTACTGTTGGGTATCCGCTACATCCGTAGCTACCCTTCTTACCTGCACGGTATCCACCTGCTGGCTTTCCTCCGCCACCTACTGGCATAATTTCCTCCTAGAGATCTTCACGATCATTTATAGTATACCACGAAAAAGAAGAATCCCTCACACCGAAATCCGCTGCCTTAGCCACGGTCTTATCATTTGGGTAACTAGTCCATCCTAAGATAGTGTGAGGGACACTTATAGTATAACATAATAAAAGGGGGACCACCGAAGCGATCCCCCAATTACTATTTATTTACTTTGTTGTCTTTTTTGCCACAGGCTTCTTAGCAGGAGCCTTCTTTGGCGTTGCCTTACGAGCTGCGGTGCTGACCTTATCTGCTGAAGGTAGACGACCAAATGCAGGATCGTTAGGGTTGATGTAGCGGATTGCTACTGGTGCAAAAGCAGCGACGAGTGACCAGAGAAGGTCAACAGGGTCAGTTACTCCTGCGAGGTAGAGTGTTGCAGCACCTGCGAGGACGCTACGACCATATGAGGCAAGTAGTGCCTTTAGTGTGTTACTCATTGTTATTCTCCTTGTTATTTTCTGGAAGGAATTCGAATAGCTTCTGCATCTCTTCCTGTGTATCGTATCCACTCTCTACCGCAGATTTTAGCGATTCGATGGATACCTGAACATCCTCAATGTACTTAAAAGCCCAGTCTCTGGATTCAGAGAGAAACTTTACGAAGCCCTGAGTCTGCTCAATATCTTTATTGTCAATTCCCTGGATGTAGTCAGAGAACTTCTTTTCTATTGTTACCCTGTCTAGCATTTCTTGCAGTAGCTTGTTTGACACCATCTTGAGCATCACTCTTTGATAAATGTTAAACGATAAACTAATGATTGATACACCAGCTAGGATTGCTATGACAATTGCTTCATTCATTTATGCCGCCTCGTGTGTCACCCAATAATAGTTGCACTTGTCACAGCATGGCTTATTGTTATCGCTATCTACAGCATCAATAAATCCCCAGTAATAGGAAGGATCTTTCTTGTATAGATTAGCTTTGTGTGTAGTTGTTACACGAGCCATTGTCTCTTTGTCACCCCACCACTCTGGAGCACCAATGCCCCATTCAGGGAATCGATCTGCGTGTAGGTTCCAAAGATTCTCTTCGTTCTTGTCAGTCTTGATGCCACGAGTCTTTGCTTCCTCAACCATAGCCATGACGTAACCGAACAATGAAAACTCGTGTCCACGCCACATCTTGACTGCAGGATGATTACGCCAACCAGCACGTGGGTCTGGGTTGCCAAGAACCTTGAGAATTTGATAGCCTTCTAGAATCTGCTTGTTGAGACGCTTGTTGTCTAGTGCCTCTGCAGACTTAGAGAAGTCAGCGTATGGGAGGAATGTCTGCATTAGTTTACAGCCCTTCGTGATAATTGGACAACAGCACCATTATCCTCAAGTGCTGTCTTAACTTTGACCATGTACTCAATGGCTTCTCGCTTACCTTGATCGTCTAAACGCATGAACGCTTGCTCGTCTGCGATAACCTCTAAGTACAATAATACACCATTGTCACTATGTTCCGCAAGTGCTACACCAAAGTTTTTTGGTGCTCTTACAGAGTGGAAAGCTCTACGCATTTCATCTGTAGTGTACATTGTTTCTCCTAGTCGTTAGTTAAATTAGTCCAGACCTCAGCCCAGTCAGCCTTTGATCTATGTTTGTTAAATTCTTTTGATACCTTGCCGTTCTCAAGATATACGCCACCCCAGACTCCCCACTCTTTGTTAGAGACTCCTGTTGCGAAGCATAGTCTTGCTACTGGACAGCCAGCACAAAGATCATCGATTGCAACTCTTAAGTTTTCATCTTCTTCGTATGTATCAAAGAATAGGTTAGTATCGTAGTCTAGACAACGAGCCTGTTCTCTCCACTTTTCATTCTTCATCTTTCCTCACAAACTTGTTGGGAAGATCCCAACCAGCACTAGTAAGGCGATAAAACTTTCGAAGGCTCCAACCATTATTACGGTATACTCCATTCGGTTTCATCCAAGCGGTGGGCGATGATTGGTATTCTACTACGTCCCATCCGTCCCAGTCTAGAGACACATTGTTTTCTACAATTGTCTCCATTTGTTCTAGAGAGCTAATCTTCATTATCTTCTCCTATTGTGTAGATCACTTTTTTGATTTGTGATTCCTGTATTACTGCCTCGCATCGAATGCAAGGCTTGCTGTTTCTGTCTTCGCCACGAGCGTTGACTCGTGCTACGTACAGCACAGCACCCTTTACGTTCCAACCAGCATCCCTGATTGCATCAACCTCAGCATGTACAGAACAGTGTGTCTTAATATGCTCAGGTGAAACATAGTATGGGTTGTTACGATCTTTGTTAAATCCAGTACCAAGTACTCGTCCAGACTTAACAACTACCGCTCCGTGCATCCTACGTGCCTTTGACTTACTGGCAAAGTATCGTGCTACAGAAAGGTAAGCCTTTTCTCTGTTACTCAGGTCGCTCTCCATTAGTATCGAAAGATCCCAACTTCGATCTCTTTGTCTTCTGCTTCACGAACCAAATCGTTTGCAGATTCTTTCGGTACACAGAAGTATGCAAAGTAGTCCATTGTCCCCATCTCTTTTTTAAGAGTGCCTGGAGATAACTTAATTACTCGTGTACGAATTCCCTGTGCCTTCATTGTGCGTTCTGTAATGTTTACAAACTCCATTGCAAACGCATTGACTTTTGCAGGACCAGCAGAATAAATAATAAACTCAGTGTCTTCTGGCTTTAGGTCAGAGAGAACGACTCGCATAGCACGAAGAAAGACAGAGTAATCATTAAAGTCTTTAGTCCCCTGAATTCCTATCTTCATTATTTAATCCTTCTGTTAGTTTTTCTATGATGAAAATCATTTCCTTTAATTGTACATCATCCATGGTCATTGTGTCAACCTGGTTTGTAGTTTCTTTGTCTACCTCGCCGTTTATGATGTCTGCATAAAATACCTGGTTGTTGTTAATCCAGTATGCTCGTTCACCATAAAACAAAATGCGGACGTGCGATCTATCGAAATGATCTGTTGATTGAGTTTTAATTTTTGACTTAGCTTCATGTGCAAGTATCTCAGCCTCAAGCATATCCCCAAACAGTTTTAGTGATCTTGCTTGGCTTATTTGTAGCTTTGGGATATTACTAAAAGTCTTTGCTTTATGCAAAATCTTATATGATAGCAAGGCTGGAATTACCAAAGTCAATAAGATTAGGTATTCCATGTTATCTCCTAATCAATTATACTATGATCCTTCACGAAACGCCTGAATTATAATATCTAAATTCTTGTTCTGAAGTTCTGTCAATGTTTCTCGTGCTTCTGGACTAAAGCACTTTGCTGTCAAAGTGATGATTGGCTCTGCATCCTGCATGTTTGCCTCTACAAAGCCTAGCTCCCAGAATGTCATTAGTTCTGCAAAGAATGCTTCTGCAACCTGCTCGTGAATGTCTGGTGCAATCTCTTGTAGCTTTTCTGTAAACGTATAGAGGAAGCTACCGTCCTCATTGATACCGCTGACTTCCATAGCCCCATTAAGAATTAAATAGTCCATCATGTTTTCGGCATCTTCCATTAGTTCTCAGTACCCTTCAGACGATTCTCAATAAGACGCTCACGCTCGTCCACAAGCTCAAACACAAACTCAAGCATCTTGATTGATGCGGCTGGATCTGCTTCGATCTTTCCATAGTGGTGAGCACAGAATAGCAATTCTCCGTTAACTCCAACTGCCTTTACATAAGCCTGTGAACCACAGTCACCTGCATCACATCGATCAAGGGCGGTGAGGGTAAAAACCTTTTCTTCAGTTTCAGTCATTTTGACCTCCTACTTATCGGTGGAATAAAAACCAGAGCCTTTAAAACTAACTCCTACATTAGAGTATACCCTAATTAGTTCAGAATTGCAAGTCTCACACGAATATCCAGGGTCATCTTCTGTCATCCCACGCTGAACAGTCTTTGTTGTATCACAATCTGGACACTTATAATCATAAAATGCCATTGTTCTCCTAAAAAATAATCCCCCCAGAAAATTCTAGGGGGACTACCATTATATCAGACTTACAGTAGTTTGTTAACTTCTGCCTGAACCTTTTTAATATCTGCAGCAGTAAGTCCCTTAGCCTTAAGAGCCTTGATTCTAGCTGGACCATTACCAAAGTCTCCACGAATTACTTTCTTGGCTAGTGCCTTGTAGTTAATTGCTTGTGGTGCTGGAGCGGAAGGGGCTGGCTTTTCAGCCTTTGCTGCTTCTACAGCTCCCTTGTCATCATGTGTTGGTGCTGGTGCTACAGGATCTGTATCTTTAGCCTCTACAGGTGCTGATGCAATTGATGCCTCAAACTTAATAAGATTATCAAAGAACTTGACAGGCTCAATAAAGCCCTTGCCCTTATCAGACCAGACCCAGTTCTTGCCAACCTGAAGCTCCCAGTGTAGGTGCTTACCAGTAGATGCACCAGTTGTACCCATTTTACCAATTGCTGTTCCAGCAGCGATAACCTGCTTTGGCTTAACCTTAATTGATCCATCTTTCATGTGACCATAAAGAGTTACGTATGTTGTCCCCTTAATAACGTGACGAATGATAACATAGTTACCAAACCCAGAAGGATTGTTTCCAACCTTAATTACCTTACCATCGTATGGTGCTTCGATCCAGCAAGGCTCGTGCTTTGACCAAATGTCAGTGCCGTTGTGATGCTTCTTAACTTTGTGAATTGGATGCATTCTCCAACCCATGTAGGAAGTAACTTTCCAGTCCTTCCCTGGTTTCCCATCGATAGGGAATTGTGCTTTTGCCATAATATATGACCTCCTCTATACAAGTATAGCAGGATTAGTTGTGTCCCCCCAGAGGATCGAACTCTGGACCCACAGATTAAAAGTCTGTTGCTCTACCAACTGAGCTAGAGGGACGTGGACCTACCTGGTATCGAACCAAGTTTCTCAGAGTAAGAGTCTGATGCATCACCTTAATGCTTTAGATCCGTAGCCTATGCTGGATTCGAACCAGCTACCTTCACATTATCAGTGTGACGCTCTAACCTAGTGAGCTAATAGGCTTTGGTTCCGTGCCTGAGAATCGAACTCAGCTACCCAGAGGGAGGGATTTTACAGACCCCTATGTGTCCCAGCACTCACGGAATGGTCGCAGAGATGGGATTCGAACCCATAACCTTCACCTTATGAGGGTGCTGAACTACCAGGTTGTTCTACTCTGCATTATTCTCTATTTAGTTTTTAAGTCCTACCACCAGGAATCGAACCTGGAACCTTCTGTTCTTCATACAGACGCTCTGCCAATTGAGCTATAGCAGGTGGCAAAGCACGTAGGAATCGAACCCACGCCTACAAGGTTGGAGCTTGTCGTGCTACCACTACACCAGTGCGATAAGATATGGAATTATAATGATTTAGGCTTGCCAGCTATAATAGGCAAGCGACATCTTAAATCGCTGTTTGCCTAGCTGGTCAATAATCATTTCCATATCCTTAGTATAGCATAGATAAATTGTTTGTCAAGTATCCCCAACGAGATTCGAACTCGTGTTACCAACGTGAAAGGCTGGTGTCCTAACCACTAGACGATGGGGACGTGGCGGAAATAGTAGGATTCGAACCTACGGTAGATTTTACCCTACTCGTCATTAGCAGTGACGTGCTTTAGACCACTCAGCCATATTTCCGAGCCACCTCTCGGATTCGAACCGAGCACCTGATCGTTACAAAGGACCTGCTCTACCAAATGAGCTAAGGCGGCAAACACCTAGCCTTTCGACTAGGGTGATCCACAAGGGACCTCTACACCTAATAAGGTGTATGGCGATCCTGATGGGATTCGAACCCACGACCTCTACCGTGACAGGGTAGCGAGCACTCCGCTGCTCTACAGGACCTTGTGAGGTTCTGAGATAATCAGTCTCTCACCTCTGGGTTATTATTAGGACAGGCAACCATACCCCTGAAGTTATCGCACTTCTTACGCCAAATTGATTTACTATTTTTGCTTGGACAACGGATATATTTAACGACATATATCAAACCGAATAGATTGATTAGACCTATCGCTCCCCCTCGTGGATTCGAACCACGAACCAATTCATTAACAGTGAAACGCTCTGCCGTTGAGCTAAGGAGGAATAGACAAACCCTCTTAAGTTGTATATTTATTATACATCAACCTAAGAGGGCTGTCAAGTATATTTAGTGATCTTCTGGTGTGTTTTTCTTAAATGCTTCATCAATCTCAAAGTCTGTTAGTCTTCCGTCATTTAGATATCCACGAGATAGGTCTTCTAGTACGTTTACAATGCTGATAATACCTGCCAAAATTGCTGTCTTAATTGCGTCAATTTGGATTATTGCACCTGCACCAATAGCTGTAAATGCTGATACGATGAATAGTGCAGCCATTCTGCCCACGATTCTTTCTAGTTTTCTTAAACTCAAACCTTTCATCTCCTTTATTAAGCTTGGGGAAGCTTAACTATATAAGTATATCATGGCTTTACAAAAAGAAAGGGCTACCGAAGTAGCCCAATCTCTTGTGTCTTAGAAGTCCCAGTCCTCGTCTTCCGTTGCCTCGTGCTTTCCAATAACGTAGGAAGAGCCTGAGCCACTAAAGAAGTCGTGGTTCTCGTCAGAGTTTGGTGATAATGCTGAAAGAATAGCAGGATTGACGTTACAGGTCTCCTTGGGGAACAGTGCGTCGAATCCAAGATTCATAAGAGCCTTGTTTGCATTGTATCGAAGGAATGCCTTGACATCCTCTGTCAGACCGATAGGGTCATAGAGATCTGCTGTGTACTTACATTCGTTGTCATACATCTCCATAAGAAGGCTGTATGCATACCCCTGAAGTTCGCCACGCTCTTCATCTGTCAATTCAGCAAATGCTTGCTGGAACTTGTAGCCAATGTAGTAACCGTGTACAGCCTCGTCACGAATGATAAGTCTGATAAGGTCGGCAGTGTTGGTAAGCTTTGCACGGCTTGACCAATACATTGGTAGGTAGAATCCACTGTAGAACAAGAACGATTCTAACAATGTAGAAGCGATCTTACGCTTTAGTGGGTCGTCTCCGTTGTAGTAGGAGAGGACAATCTCTGCCTTCTTTTGTAGGAACTCGTTGTCCTCGCTCCAACGGAATGCTTCATCAATCTGTTCTGTTAAACATAGTGTAGAGAATACACTGGAGTATGACTTAGCGTGAACCGATTCCATAAATGCAATGTTTGTTAGTACTGCTTCTTCATGTTGTGTACGAGCATCAGGAATTAGACTGACTGCTCCCACAGTACCCTGGATTGTGTCCAGCATTGTTAGTCCTGTGAATACACGCATGGTGAGAATCTTCTCGTCCTCGTGTAATGTATTCCAAGACTGAATATCATTTGAGAGTGGGACCTTCTCAGGGAGCCAGAAGTTGGCTGTGAGACGGTTCCACACCTCAAGGTCAATTGGGTCTTCGATCTTATTCCAGTTAATTGGTCTTGTAATCATTGTGCCTCCTAAAGCATACAGCTTACGCAACCATCAACGTCAGTTCCCTCTAGGGCGAGCTGGCGGATGCGAATGTAATAGATTGTCTTGATACCCTTCTTCCATGCATAGATCTGTGCCTTGTTCACGTCACGTGTTGTGGCAGTATCCTTAAAGAAGAGGGTAAGGGATAGTCCCTGGTCTACGTGCTGTGTTGCAGCAGCGTAGGTGTCGATAATTGCCTCTGGTCCGATCTCGTATGCATCGGCAAAGTACTCACGGTTGTCATTGTTGAGGAATGGTGCTGGGTAGTAAACACGACCAAGCTTGCCTTCCTTGCGAATCTCAATCTGTGATGCAATTGGGTGAATCGAACTGGTTGAGTTGTTGATGTAACTAATCGAACCAGTTGGTGGAACAGCCTGTAGGTTCTGGTTGTAGATACCGTGCTTCTTTACAGACTTAGCAAGGTCAGACCAGTCGTGCTGAGTTGGGATATCAATCTTTGACTTAGCAAACAAGTCTGCAACTTTCTTAGTTGCTGGCTTCCATTCCTGATTGATGTACTTATCGAAGAACTCTCCTGTAGCATACTTGCTACGTTCGAATCCATCGAATGGGCTACCAGTCTCCTTAGCCAACTTGTTAGATGCACGGAGAGCGTGGTATAGAACAGTATAGAAGTAAATGTTGGTAAAGTCAATACCCTCTTCGGAACCGTAGTGGATCTTCTCACGACCAAGATAGCCGTGTAGATTCATCTGTCCTAGACCAATGGCACGAGACTTCTTGTTGCCTTCAGCAATTGACATAACCGATTCGATATACGAAAGGTCTGCTACAGCTGTGAGAGCACGAATGGCTGTCTCAATGGTCTGTCCAAAGTTATCACCATCCATAACAGAAGCAATGTTGAGTGAACCAAGATTGCAAGAAATATCCTTACCAATTTGATCATAGCTTAGGTCTGCGTTGTATGTAGTAGGTGTGTTAACCTGAAGAATCTCTGAGCAGAGGTTCGACATATTGATACGACCATCAATTGGGTTGGCATCATTTACTGTGTCTTCGTAGACAATGTATGGATACCCTGACTCAAACTGGAGTTCAGCAATACGTTCGAACAAGACACGAGCCTTGATCTTGGTCTTACGAATCTCAGGGTTATCAACCATCTCGTCGTACTTCTCAGTGATTGAGATGTCGCTCATTGGCACACCATAGATACGCTCAACGTCATATGGCGAGAAGAGGTACATGTCTGCATTCTCTCTAGCCAACTCAAGTGTGACGTTAGGGATTACGACACCAATGGATAGTGTCTTGATTCGCATCTTCTCGTCTGCGTTCTCACGCTTGGTGTCAAGGAACTGCATGATATCTGGGTGGTGTGCATTAAGATACACTGCCCCAGCACCCTGACGAGCACCTAGCTGGTTAGCGTAGGAGAATGAGTCTTCTAGCAACTTCATAACAGGGAGGACACCAGAGGACTGATTCTCAATCTTCTTAATAGGTGCTCCTGTTTCACGAAGGTTTGTGAGGTTAAGGGCTACACCACCACCACGCTTAGAAAGCTGGAGTGAGGAGTTAATTGCACGAGCAATCGATTCCATATTATCCTCAATACGGAGTAGGAAGCAAGAAACAAACTCACCACGTTGCCTCTTGCCAGCATTGAGAAATGTTGGTGTAGCTGGCTGGAAACGACCACTGATGATTTCTTGTACAAGGGAAGTTGCAAGCTTCTTGTCTCCCTTTGCAAGCATCAGTGCGTTCATGCATACACGATCTTCGAAACGCTCTAGATAGCGTGAGCCATCGAACGTCTTGAGTGCGTATGATGTATAGAACTTATAAGCCCCAAGGAATGTGGGGAATCGGAACTTGTATCCGTATGCAGTCTTAAATAATGACTTGATAAACTCAAAGTCATACATGTCTAAGACTTCCTTCTCGTAGTACTCATTCTCTACAAGATAGTTAAGCTTTTCCTCAAGGCTGTGGAAGAAGACAGTGTTCTGATTGACGTGATCAAGGAAATATGCTCTGGCAGCCTCCTTGTCCTTATTAAACTGAATCTGACCATTCTCGTCGTAGAGATTCAGCATTGCATTTAGTTCGTGGTAACTATAGTTACTTGTCATCTAGCATCGCCAGCCTTTCTTTTATATTGATTACGTCTTCGTCTGTGCCGAATATCTCTACCCTGCCCAATATGGGTACACCAGTCTTAGCTGCAATTAAGTCTGCAGCCTTGCAGTAGTGTTCACCAAAGTTTGTGTTACCTAAACCTACAACGCCTACTAGCTTGCTTCTATTGCTTGCTTCATTTAGGAATGAGCGAACTTGTCTTGGAATTGCGTGACCTTCGCTACCACTGCCATAGGTTGGAACAAATAGTACATATGGATCCTGTACTATTATTGGGTCATTAGAATCACTAATTGGAATTCTAATAGCCTCTAAACCTAACTTTTCTACAAACCTTTTTGTGTTTCCAGAATAATTAGAAAAATAAACAATGTTCGGACTCATGCTTGCTCCTAAAGTAAGTCAAATTGTCCAAGATAGTCCCGAACATCGTTTGGTATGGATTTATATTCTATCACACCTTTAGGACGATCCGCAAGTGCAGATTTGGGTCTTTCTCTAAACGTATGAACCTCTACCTCAAGGTTAAGGTCTTTAGGCGTGTGTGAGATAGCACCAAATATAGCACCACACACAGCGTCTGCCAAGTCCTTAGAAGACTTGCGAGGGTGGTCTACCTTGTTCTGTTTGATAATCTTGAGTTCTGTTAGCTCTTCGAATAAGAGATCGATTGATGGCATTACAAGACGGTCTTCATATACAAGCATTGCCATATCTTCATAGTGCTTCTTGGCAACAGAAACAGTTTCAGTTCTCATACCTACCTGCTTCAGCTCGTTCTGGATATCAAATGACTGCCAGCGGTCAAAGGAGACCATGCCGATATTAAATCCAAGTCTGCGTAGATTCTGGATCCACTGCTTTACTTCTGATAGGTTAACAGGACCTTCTCTACGAGGCTCCCACCACGCTACAGCATCTACTACTACGATAGGGGCTACCTGCTCGTAGTCCTTGATTACCTGAATGTTTACCCACTTATCAACGTGAGCGATAGCCACAGCACACTTGTCGTGCTTCTGTGCGAGGTCAGCATGGACGTAGTAGATCTTGTCTGGGTCTGGCTTAAATGTTTCGTCAAAGCGTCTATTCTGGTCTAAAGGGTTACGCAATGTCATTGCAGCCTGGACCTTCTCAATCTGCTTAAAGAATGCGTCTGAGGAGTATGTTGGGATACAGGCAAAACGTTGCATAGCATCTCCAAGGTCTGTATAGAATGCAAGCTTAAAGTCGTCAATGCTACGAGTAGGATTAACTACCCATGTTGGTCTCTTAAGTGCAAATACCCCTGGATACTTATATGAAACAATGGTGTCTTCATCCCATGAAATTTCCAATGAGTTTCCATCTGCATCTTCTGGAAGATCTGGATTCATAATAAACTTATGAGTCTTTGTGGCAACATCCTTTTCCATGATAACCGCATCGTATCTCTGTGAGATAAAGTCTCCAGGATAACGAGGGAATGATAGCAGGGCTACCTTTCCTAAGTCTGGGAAACGAGAGTCTACGGAAGCACGGAAGGCTTTATAGATGTTGTCTGCAGTCTTACCCTGTTCGTTACCAGTTCCAACCTCAGTCGCAAAACCAGAGATCTCGTCAAGCACTGCAAGGATAAGGTTTAGACCCTCGTGAGACTCACGCTCTGAGTGACCAGAGTAAACCGTAATGGAGTGGTCAAACTCAATGCTGTCTGCCTTGGCATAGAACTTACCAGCAAACCATGGCGAGCGTTCGATCTTGGACTTAAAGCCCTTAAAGAAGACGTTCTTAGCCTGTTGTGCGTTGATAGCCACGTTAATAATATCAATAGCATCACCAGATGGCTTGCCAAAGTATCGAGCTGGATCTTTGAGGCATAGTAGTTTATATACGATATATGAACATGCTACGGTAGACGTAAAGTCCTTACCACTACCCTTCCCAAGCTGGAGGATAATTTCGTTCTTGGTGTACTTCTTGTAATAACGAGCACCCTCTGTTGCCCCCATGAGTTCCTGTAGATCTTCTAGCTTGTAGATCTGGCTCATAGCCTCAACGATATCGTACTGAATATCTGACAGTGGTGGCTGACCAAGATAGTCTTCGCCCTCCACAAAAGTACGAGCATCTACAGGTCGCTCATTAAAGTTATCTGTCTTAAGAGCTTCTAGGAATTCACTGAACATCTCTGACAACAGTAATCACCTCTTGTTCCTTGGCTACCTCTGAGAGCCTACGCATAATCTTATCACGGATCTCTGGGTGTTCTGATGCAATATCCTGAAGAATAGCCTTAAGCACATCTTGCTTGCGTTCGATCTCAAGCATCTCTTCTGCCAGCTCTTTGTTCTCAAGTAGACCAGCCTTCTGCAGCATGTCGATACGCTTAGACTCAATGTCAAGTACTAACTTGATACCTGCGTTCTTTGCACCAAGATTGCCAACAGTTGTAGCCTCGTCGATAACCTCATATGCTTTATTAATTAGATAGTTATAGTGTGTGTCTGCAGCGACGAGTGCTTCTTTGGCACGAGCACGGATAGCAGCATTGTCTGCAGCCATAGCTTTCCACTGGTTAAGGTGTGACACAACCTTTTGACGAGGTAGTGCAAGCACCTTAGAAATCTGTGTTGGATCTTCACCCTGTAGATACTTTTCTACAACCTTGTTCATTTCGTCAAGGTGTTCTACTGTTAGGTCTTCGAAATTAGTCATGCCTTCTTAGCCTTTCTTGGTCTACGCTTAGGAATACGCTTTACACGCTCAAGAGCAAACGAACGGTATGGTCCTACCTGTCCACGGTGCATCTCAAAGCAGTCTACCCATACCGCACCGTTCTTAGGATTAGTTGTAACGGACTCAAACCTAAAGCGAGTTCCGTACTCACCAGTAATCTTGATTAGATCTCCACGCTCAATTGTGAAGTTCTCATAGGGCATCGAATAGACACGCTCAAAGGGGTCTACAATTGCAACCTTGTTGGGTTCTACCTTACGTCTTGCCATTATCGCTTACTCTTTCTTAATCCAAATTTTGCCAGATATACGTAAATAGTTTCTACGCTAGTGCCGCATTCCTTTGCAATTTGTTCTGGGGTCTTTTTGTCAACGTGAAATCGCTTGCGTAGCCAAGCTTCGTTAGTATATAGTTTAACAGCCATCTTAACCTTTGTCAACCTTTTCCCAGTTTCGTACAGCCCAATGCCCAATAGCAATGGCATCAGCCACATCATCATCAGAAACTGTCTTATCATAGTATGTGTTAACGAAGTGAATCGTTTTTTGTTTTCTAAGTTCTCGTTCATGTGCCTTATACCACGCTACTGACTTTCCTGGAAACTGATTCCTGATCTCTTGCTTCTCCATCTTGGTTAGAACCTTGTTTCCAATAAAGCTCTGCCATGTAATAGGATTAACTGAACCTGATACTCGTATACCGTTGATTCCAGCAGCACCTATAATTGCACCCTGGACTAATGCTAGATCAGAAACAGTCTTAGGACTGTTCATAAATACTGTGTGCTCAATGACGATTGTACTACCAGAGAATCTTGATAGAAACTTCTCAAGCTTCCTACAAGCATCCTGAACCTTTTGATATGTATTCTTACCTTCGAACTTAATCTTTCCAAAGCACTCTAGCTTTTCATTATCAAAGACTGAGAATGCAATGCTATTAGTACTAGCATCAATAGCAACGACTTTCTTAAGAGGTTTATTAATCAAGCTCAATTTTACCATCAGCTATCCCCTTAATCTCTTTTAAGATCTTGCTAACATCAACTGGGTTAATCTCACATGCCGTGCAAGTTTGCGTGTCATTATACACAGAAAGAGTACAGCCACAAGACTTGCATTTACGATTCTTCCTAGACTTTTTACTAAGTCTCTGAATTGCATATCGTTCTGCAATTTTTTCTCTTGTGGCTGACTCACGGCATTCTGGTGAGCAATAGATTTGATATGATACGTTAGGTTCGAATGCGTTATCGCACCATTGACAATGTTTCATCGATAGGCTCCAAGGACTTGATTTTTAACGTCCCCTCACCTGCAACATCGCAAGTAGCCCTGATTGGGCAGGTCTTGCAAATTTTTGAGTTAGATCGATAGTTCTTGGTTGGAAGATCTTTACGCTCCCATGCTCCACGAACTTCTCGCATCCAATCAAATGCACGGTCTACCCACCCTTTAAGATAGTCGTTCATCTCTACAGGAATGACCAGCAGTTCGTGGTTATTCTTGTTCTCGTAGATTAGAACGGCTCTCTTGCGATTGAGAATCTTCATATAGATAAGGAGCTGAACGAGGTGTCCAGTCTTAGGCTTACCAGAAGCCTTCCTATATTCGAATCCTTCATTTGGCATGGTCTTGATCTCACCAAGAAGATCTTCTCCACCCCATTTAAGAATAACGTCACCATATCCAAAGATAGGTGGGTCATTGCTTGTTACTTTAAACTCTGAGTCAACAAGCAGGTCTGGGACATTGCCCATAGCTGCCTGGATACGCTCGTGAGATTTTGTACCAGCAGTCATATTCGCTCCACCGTATGCATCTGCATTGTCAGTGAATACTGCACCTTCGAATGCGAGATACCAGTAGCGAGGACATTCTCCGTGAGAGAATGCAATTGTGCTAGGTGCGAATGTTTTCTTCTGTTGGAATTTATCAACACGGTTAATAACATATCCGTGCTGAATCTTTTCGATTAGCTGGGCAGTGTCAAGGAATGACGACTGTGGCTCCTCAGCCTTTTTAAGCAGAACCTGCTGTAATAGATTTTTTGCCATAGTACTAGTTTAGCGAATAATATACTTAAGAGCTGACACAAGCTGGTTAATAGCTTCTGCGGCAGTGTAATAAATATTCTTTTTCGCTCTATCTCCTTTATCTACATTGGTAAGCCAAGTTGCTTTAAACTGCATCTTAGCGGCGATAGCCTGAAGGCGTACAATCTCTACAGATGCGACCTGTGGAGGAATGTCTGGCTTAAGAATGACCTTAGCGATAAACGTAAGAGCTGTAGTAAGCTCTTCGTCATTCATAAAGTCTGCAATCTCTGCCAGACCATTTACCATATCTATTGTTGTGTTGTTTGTTTCCATTGTTTCCAATTTCTATCGTTCTATCTATTATACACTACTCAGAGTCTTCCGTCAATTGTTCTAGGATGCTGAGCTCAATGACTGCTAGTCTTACTTTAGAATTACCCTCGCCAAGTACAACAACAATTGCTGGGTCTTTGCCGTTGCGAATTGCATCAGTCGTAGCCTTAGCCCAAACTTCCTTGTTGATAGTAAACGACTTTCCCACCTCTTTAAAGTCAATAACAAACTGTCCCCAAGAGGCATCACCCTTTTGTGTATTGCGACCCGAATTTTTATGTTGTTTAGCCCCAATTCGTTTACTCTCCGATCTCTCCGTCATGACTTACCTTTCTCTTTTTATTTAGATCTACTTCACTGACGTGCTTTTCAGGACACATCCAAGTCATGATCTTATCTTGATAGTACCAACGCATTGAGTATGTTGTAGCCTTGCAAGTGTGGCAAACAAACTCTCCCTTAAGAACGTCATACTTGCCCATTTAGCTTATCCTCAATCTCCTTGCGGAACTCGTCGTTCTCCTTGACGTAGTTGATAAATGCTTCTCTACCCTGAATCTTCTTGTCCTCAGAGACGATGTACCATGCACCTGTACGGTTTACAATACCTGCCATCTCTGCGGTATCTACGAGGTCTCCAACGGCATCTACGCCAACATTGTCTCCACGGAAATAGAAGTCGTATTCACCGCTTGTAAAGGCTGGTGAGGTCTTGCTGAACTGTACTTCCCAGCGTACCTTACGACCTATCTTCTCCTCAATGAGTTTATCTCCAACTGCAATCTTGCCCTTAATAGCTTGATTGTCTGATTCAGATGAAAATAGTTTGATAACTGTTGATGAATAGAATTTAGTCGCCTGACCACCCGAAGGCTGTTGACTTGTATACATAGCAGAAATGTTATTGCGAGACTGACTAATAAGGACAAGAAGAGTAGGCTTGACCTTATTATTGGCATAGTTGAGCATCTTCCATGCGTTGCTGAAGTCTCTAGATTCAGCTCCAATTTGCTTAGTGTTTTCCAGCTCTTTGAGTTCATCAGTACCCTTTTCGAAATAGATAGCAGGAAGCAGTGATGTAATAGAGTCAACCACGATTAAGTCTACCCCTGCTTCCATCAGGGCAATCCCAACGTCTACCATCTCGTTAATAGTACGAGCTTGTGAAACAATAAGCTGTGTTGTATCTACGCCAAGACGCTCTGCCCACTCTTCTGAGTATGACATCTCTGCATCGATCCAAGCACAAAGCTTGCCGTCCTTCTGAGCGAGTGCAATCATCTGCAAGCAAGCAGACGACTTAGCACTTGACTTACTTCCCCAGATAAGAACCTGGCGACCATATGGCAATCCACCACCCAAAGCACGATTTAGCCCATAGCTGGGGGTAGGCTGAAAGTCAGTCTTAAAGCCCACCCCAGTTGTGAGACGCTTGCGGATCTTGGGATCTAGTTGTGCCAACGCTTCATCAATCGTTGTCATTAGTCCACCAGTCCGTTGATCTTGTCTGGGTTAAACCCAGCCCACCACTCGTCTCCTGCATTGACTACAGGTGCTGCTCTAAAGCCCTTGTCAATTAGCATGTCGTATGCTCCGATATCCTGAGTGATATCAACTGTGTTGTACTCAATAACAAGCTTATCTAGAAGACGCTTGGTTGCCTCACACTGTACGCAATTAGGCTTTGTATATACTGTTACATTCATTAGAATTTTACTCCGTGCTTCTCTGGTCGTGACTTGTTAAATGCCGTCTTCTTTTCGAATGCCTCGTCAAGAGAGACGTGTGTGTATTCGTGCTCTACCAGACCAGCGTAGAGATCGAATGTACGGATAAGGATATCAGCCATCTCGTCAGCAACTTCTTCTGGTCCTCGTGACTTGCGAATAGCCTCCATAACCTCTACAGCCTCTGATACAATCATCATCAACTGCTTAGTCATAAAGATATCTTTTTGTTCTTGAGATGCACCTTTAATTACATCCCAGAAGCCTTTTTCTACTGCGACTTCGTGCAGGTGTTTTGTTACTTCATCAAACATCGAATACATCCTCCATAATTGTTGATCCGTCTTTGGTTTTTCCAAACTTAAATTTGTAGATACCGCCATCCTTAATCTTCATATATGCCTTAGCAAAAGAAGTTGGGAAGACAATAACACTGTGCAGTTCTCTTGACGAGTCTGCTACTACCATGTATGCCATTTTACTACCAGTCTTTGTTACTCGTGGTCTAAATGATACCACGAACATTTCATCGTCCTTGTAGGGTAGCATACGGTAGTTCATGTACTTGACAAGTGCTGTGTCCGAAGTTTTAATTTCATCTGCAGGTACTGCCGTTGTGATTCTGTTGTCGCTTGCAAGAATGAGATAGGTACGTCCTGCCTCAATCGTTGTCTGCTCGTCGTCAAAGATACCAACAACACCAGTCTTATCAAGGATCTCAACACGAGACCATCCCTTGCCACGCTTAATGTTCTTTACCATTCCCATCAGGACGTATGGACCCTTTTCCTCATACTCCTCTGAATCAGAAATGTATGCGTAGTAGTGGGATGGCACAGAGGTATTAAACTCTGGCAGGTTTAGGTATTCGTAAAGGTTCTCACGAATTGATTCGTCGTCTCGTGGGTTGTCTGGGAACGTTGCAGCACCGACGTGTCGCATTGCAGCGAGAGCACGAGAGTTAACGCCATTGCCCTTACCGAATGAGAACTCCTCTAGCTCCTTGTAGGAGTTAAATGGACGAGCGGCGATGTACTTACTAGCAATGCCATCGGAGATGTACTTGATACCAGTGAGACCAAATCGAATACCCTTGCCCTCAATCTTAAAGTCTGCATCGCTGTCGTTGACGTGTGGCAACTTGATTGGGATACCCATACGCTTGGCTTCGATAAGGTACTCTGTGCGAGCATCCTTATCTTTCTCATTCTTGAGAAGTGCAAACATAAACTCAAGTGGGTAGTAGTACTTCAGCCATGCAGTCCAGTAGGATAGCGTTGAGTAGGCTACAGCGTGGCTCTTGTTAAATGAGTAGCCAGCGTGTGCTTCGAAGTCATGCCAGAGTTCCTCCGCAATGTTTGGAGATACATACCGTGATGCACCCTTTACGAACTGGTCTTGGAACTGCTTAAACTCCTTAGCATCCTTCTTCTTACCAATGATCTTACGAACCTTGTCAGCAGTAGCCATTGACATACCGCCGAGTTCTACACAGGCAAGCATGACCTGCTCTTGATAGAGAATGCATCCATAGGTATCTTCTGTGAATGACTTCATAACTTGGTGGTGATATGCGATGTTCTGCTTACCATGCTTACGAGCGATGTAGTCCTTACCAATAGTATTCATAGCACCTGGACGGACGAGAGCGTTAGAAGCCGCAAGCTCTGAGAAGTTCTTGACACCCATCTTGACAAGCAGGTTAGTGTATGGCGTGGCTTCACACTGGAAGACACCCTTAGTGTACCCATCGGAAAGCATACCGTATACATTACGGTCTTCCATGTTGATATCGTGTAGGTCGATGGTCTTTCCCTCACGCTCCTGAATGATGGCGAGAGTATCCTGAATAACAGAAAGTGTCTTAAGACCCAGAGCATCGATCTTGATTAGACCAATACGTTCTGCTTCTGTCATGTCTACGGCTACAACAGGGATACGCTCCTTGCTACCTGGCGTTGTGCGAGTCTCCAGTGGAGCATACTTAAAGATAGGCTCCTTAGATGTAACAACACCTGCAGCGTGGATACCAGTACCACGGATTCGACCACGAAGCTGTTCTCCATATTTCTCAATCTCTGGATACTTAAGTCGGAACTCTTCAGTTGACTTTGATGTGCAGTATTCATCCCAGTCGTCTACAAGCTTAAGTACCTTGTTAACGTCAGGAAGTGGAATGTTAAGGACACGTGCAATGTCTCGTACAATACCCTTACCCTTAAACTGCAAGAATGTAGCAATAGAGGCTACGTGACGGTACTGGCGTACAAGGTAGTCCTTGACCTCTTCACGTCGTGAATCCTGAATATCTGTATCAATATCTGGGAAGTCATTACGTTCTGGATTGATAAATCGGAAGAACAGCAGACCGTGTACGATAGGGTCAATGTCTGTAATCTCTAGGGCATAGCATAGAAGTGAACCTGCAGCAGAACCACGTCCTGGTCCCACCATAATGCCTTCCTTCTTAGCCCACGCAATCATAGAACGCACGACCAAGAAGTATGGACCAAAGTTCTTGTCACCAATAATCTTTAGCTCTTCATCAAGACGATCAAGGTACTCTTGCTTGTCTGCAAGACCCTTAGCCTTAAGACCTTCCATAGCCAGTGTGCGGAGTTCATTGTCTGGGTCTTGGTATTGGACAGGCAGAAGATTACGATTATCCTGAATATCGTAGTCCTCAATCTTGTTTACGATCTCAATGGTTGCTTCGTACATATCCTCACGGTCAATACCCTGAGCTTTCATGGCGTTATGCATCTCTTCGTCTGAGAGCAAATGAATATCAAACTTATTAAAAGACATCTGACGGTCTGCTCCATAGAGGTAGTCCAGACGATCCATGAGGTTGTCGTACTTCTTTGACTTCTCGTAGGTAACATCCTTTTCAGTCTTGTTAGCATACGAGTTGAGGATAAGCTTGAGTTCCTGAACCTCTTTCTGGCTAGGGTCAGAGTGGTGGCAGTCAGGAGTGACGACAGGAGTAATGCCAAATTCATCTGCGAGTTCTAGCAACAGCTTGTTCACCTCTGCAGGGTTGTGTGGCATTACCTCAATGTAGTAGTCGTCACCAAATGTGTCTTTACACCACTTGATGTGCTCCTTAGCATAGGCAAGTTCGTTAGCTTCGATAGCCTTAGCCAGTACCCCAGACAAACAGCCAGAGGTTACAATAAGTCCTTCTTTGTACTGAGCAAGAATTTCCCAGTCGATGCGTGGCTTCTTGTAGAACCCATCTGTCCAAGCGATCTCATTCAGTTTGTTAAGGTTCTCTAGCCCCTCTGCATTCTTAGCAAGAATAATAAGGTGATTATAGTTAAGATTAAGAAGGTCGTCCTTGTCCTTTTCCTCATGGTCAAGTCGATCCTTACAGATGTACCCCTCAATACCAAGAATGGGCTTGATACCTGCCTCCTTAGCAGCACGGTACATTTCACGGTGTCCTGAGAGTGATCCGTGGTCAGTGATTGCAATCGCTGGCATTCCCAACTCAACGGCACGATCCACATATTCCTGTGGTGTAGCAATTCCGTCGAAGAGTGAGTAATGCGTGTGAACGTGTAGTCCAGCGTAACTCATTATATCCTTACGTTGTAGATGAAAAGTTTAGGTGGGCAGTTTTACGAGATACCCAGCTCAGAAATATTACCAGTCGGTGTTAGTCGAAGAGGTAACAGAGGGAGCATCAAAACCGAAGTAGAATGCTTCCTGTTCAGCGTAAGGAATCTCACGAAGAACGGCATCAAGGCTGTGTGCCTCAACGGTTGACCAGTCGAAAGGCTCTGTGTCTGGTCCCTTGGGGATCAAGGTGTAGCTGGTTTCAGTTCCCTGTCCGTTACGCTTGATCTTCCACTCAAGGTTTGAGATGCCATTGGTGTCACCGTAGAACTCCATAAGCATTGGTACTGCTGACTGCTTTGAGATACCCTGCGACCAAACAGCCACGTAGGGAGCTTCCAAGCCATCGTCAACAAGGACGTTGCAGTAGAAGCGGTTACGTGCTCGCCATCCAGACTTAGGCTCCTTACGAGCCATTTCGCAGCCGTAGCAGCGACCCTCAGACTCAATTGTACAAGCAGCCTTACGCTTGTAGTCCTTGGGGTTAGTGTGCTCTGCGTAGACTACAGCGAGTCCACGGTCTTCAGCGTAGTGTGCTGAATCTGCATCCAGCTCTTCGATGAATCGAATTGTGGCAGACTGTCCGTCAGCAAGCTTAAGCCAGCGGACCTTTGTGCCTTCGTACTTTGGTTTTTCGAGTAGGGCGTTTAGATTCTTAAGTCCCTTAATTGCACTCATAGTTTTCTCCTTAGTTGTTGAGGTTATCAGTTTAGCATAGACATGATGGTTTTGTCAAATGATGTGTCAAGATTTTTTATATCTTCGTCTGTCATGTCTCCGATATCCTTATATTGTTTATCTAGCTGAACAACATTCACACGAGAACCCAGCTTCTCAATGATCTTGCTCTTCATATTCCCCCCTGCTTCATCATTATCTGCAATAACATATATGTTATTAAAGTACTTCTTTAGCAGGTCTATTTGGATGTTGGAAACGTTAGCCCCTAGTGTGGCAACTGCTGGCATTCCAACTTGGTCAAGGCGGATGGCATCGAATGATGATTCGACTACATATACCCTGTCTGCTGTTTTGACCCTGTGTAGGTTAAACAGAAGTTTTGCTTTAGGCAATCCTGGAGTATTCTTAAACTCCTTACCTTCTACGGATCGTCCTACAAATCCTACTGGCATACCGTCTGGAGAGTGGACTGGAATAGTTACCATATCCTGTTTTTCAGAGAAGCCAAGCTTAAACTTGTTGACCGATTCTTCAGTGATCAGACGACCGTCATAGTATCGCATAGCACGAGGCGACTCTAATGCCTGTGCATTTAGTCGCTGAATTAATAGTTCATCGAATGGAACATAGTCTGGTTTTTCGATAAGTCGCTTGTTGACTTCTTGCTCAAGGTTGCTCTCTGTTTCTTTAGACTTGATAAAGCGAGCAGCCTCAAAGTATGTACGACCAGAGACATG